ACTTTTTCTACTGGCATTAACATTCGTAATTTGCACAACATCGTATTCTCCAGCCCTAGTAAGTCTAGAGTCCGTACATTGCAGAGTATCGGTAGAGGATTGCGAAAGAGTGAAAGCAAAGATACCGCTACCCTATTCGATATAGCAGATGATTTTTCGTATAAGTCAAAGAGGAACTTTACCATCAATCATTTTCAAGAACGCATAAATATATACGCAGAAGAAGAATTTGACTATGAGATTACAAGGATAAAAATTAAATGACAGAAAATATAATCCTAAAATTATCAAGTGGTGAAGAAATCGTTTGCAGATTAGTTGAAGATACACAGTCGGGAACGATACAGATAACAAACCCCTTGTTAGTTAGTACTACACCTAGAGTCACCAGTTTGGGACTAGAGGAGTCTGTGTCTCTAAGAAGATGGATACATTTTTCTGAAGAACAAGTATACGAAATTAACAAGAGTATGGTTGTCACCAAAGCAGATGCATCTTTGGGATTATCTAGATTTTATGAGTTATGTGTTCTCAAGATGCTACGAGATGTAGAAGATGAGATTAGGATGCCAACAGAAGAAGAACTAATGGAGATTGAAGCAGAAGAGGCCTTTGATGAATGGGAGTCTTCATTAACATCTAAAACTATACATTAGATCTATCTATTCTCAAACGGCACATACCTATAATACCGTCTTGTCAAGAGAAAGTCAACAAGTTTTTGAAAAATAATTATTTTATTATATCTATTGACTTTTCTGCGTAAAAGTGTATACTATATGAATAGTTGTAAATTATAAGCAACAAAATGTGGAGTTATAATGGCTAAAAAACAAAAGGGTGTTCATTACGTTAACAATGCACAATTCCTAGAAGCAATGAAAGAGTGGAAGGAGAGATGCAAGGAGGCAGAAGAACTTGGTGACCCACAACCACCAGTAACCAATTACATCGGCGAGTGTTTCCTTAAAATTGCGAATCACCTATCCTATCGACCAAATTTTATTAATTACACCTACAGAGATGAGATGATTTCTGATGGTATAGAGAACTGTCTACAATACTGTGGCAACTTCAATCCAGAGAAATCAAAGAACCCTTTTGCATATTTTACTCAAATAATCTACTATGCATTTCTTCGTAGGATTGCTAAAGAGAAAAAACAACAACATGTCAAACACCAAATCATATCCAACATGAACGTGGACTTGATGATGGATGGTGAGGATATGTCACAAGCAGGATATGTAGACTATCTACAGAAGAACTTCCTACCAGATGAAGCAGTATATAAACCTAAGAAGAAGGTTAAGAAAGAACCTAAAGGACTTGAGAATTTTTATGATGATAACGGTGAAAATATAAATGAAGATAGCGCTAATAACTGATACACACTTTGGCGCCCGAAACGATAACCTAGCATTCAACGACTACTTCTACAAATTTTGGGAAGAGGTATATTTTCCTTATATTGAGGAGAATGGTATTGATACAGTTATTCACTTGGGGGATGTTATGGACAGACGTAAGTTTGTCTCATACAAGATTGCTAAAGACTTCCGTGAAAGATTTTTACAGAGATTTGTAGACTTAGGTGTTACTGTCCATATGATGGTTGGTAATCACGATACATTCTACAAAAATACCAATGAGGTGAACTCACTGGATGAGTTGATTAATGGTAAGTTTGATAATATTCATACATACCCAGCAGCTACAACAGTAGAGTTTGATGGAACTCCTATTTGTTTTATTCCTTGGATTTGTCCAGATAATTACGCAGAAACCATGAAACACATTGAGGATACCAAAGCACAGGTTGCTATGGGACACTTAGAGATTAATGGGTTTGAAATGCACGCTGGACACTTTGCAGAAGGTGGATATGATAAAGGATTCTTAAAGAAATTCGATACAGTATTCAGTGGACACTTCCACAAAAAATCTGACGATGGACAGGTGTTCTATCTTGGTAACACATATCAAATGACTTGGTCTGATAACGGTTGTCCAAAAGGATTCCATGTGTTTGATACGAACACGAGGGAACTTGAACGTATCGTAAATCCCCACACAATTTTCGAAAAAGTATACTATGATGATAGTACTAAGGATTTTTCTGACTTTGATGTATTGACATTAAGGGATAAGTATGTTAGAATAGTCGTTGTCAATAAAAAAGATATCTATCAGTTCGATAGATTTGTTGACAAAGTTTTGTCCGAATCTGGAGCCCATGAGGTAAAGATTGTAGAGGACTTTAGTGAGTTAGATGCATCGAATGTGTCTGATGAGATTGTTGAGAATGCAGAAGATACTATGACAGTGTTGGAGCGATATATTGATGAACTGGATGTGGAACTGGACAAAGACAGACTTACATCCATGATGAAATCTCTATACTTAGAAGCGAGTGACTTAGAACTTTGATTACATTTAGATTCGTGCGGTGGAAAAACTTTCTTTCCACAGGGAATAACTTTACAGAAATACAGTTGGACAGAAGTTCATCTACATTAATTATTGGTGAGAATGGCGCTGGTAAAAGTACCATTCTTGATGCGTTGTGTTTTGGTTTGTTTAATAAACCATTTAGAAACATTTCCAAGAAACAATTAGTCAACACTGTAAACGGTGGCGGTTCTGTTGTTGAGGTTGAGTTTAACGTAAGTGGTAAGGACGTTAAGGTTGTTAGGGGAATAAAACCCAACAAGTTTGAGGTTTACGTTAACGGTAACATGATTAATCAAGACGCAAATGCGAGAGACTATCAGAAGTATCTTGAACAACAAATTATGGGACTGAACTATCGTTCTTTCACACAGGTTGTTATTCTAGGTTCTTCTACATTTGTACCTTTCATGCAACTTACAACTAAGGCCCGCCGTGAGGTGGTTGAAGATATTCTAGATATTAAGATTTTCTCTCTGATGAATTTCTTGTTGAAAAACCAGACAAAAGAACTAAACGAAAATATACGGAATACCGAAGCCCAGTTTGATTTGACAAAAGAAAAAGCGTTACTACAGGAAAGATTTATTAAGGATGTGATTGAGAATAAGTCTACAATCATTGATGAGAGTAAGTCTAAGATATCTGGTAATGAGAAATCAATAAAATCAAAACAAGATTCAATTGTTTTACTAGATAAAGCAAAGGTATCTCTAGCATTTGATAGTGAACAGAAAATTAAGTTAGAAGAAAAGATTCGTAAACTTAGTAGAACAGAAGCTGCCCTACAGAATAAAAGAGGTGAATATGAAAGGCAAATCGACTTTTTCCAGAAGAACTCCGTCTGCCCGTCTTGCGAGCAGGACATTACAGATGCAACAAAGCAGACGCAGATTGCAACTAGGGATGAAAAAGTTGGAGAACTCAACACAGCAATCTCAGACGCAAAACGAATGGAACGAGAAGAACAAGAACGACTAGAAGTTATTAGAGAAAACTTAGAGGCGTTTCGTAAACATGATGTAGAGATTGCAAAGATACGTTCTTCTATTTCAGAACTGGAAAAGTTCAATGCCAAACTTCAGAAAGATATTGAAACGTATGAAAACGGACAAGTATCAGATGAAGATAAGGTAAAACTTGCTGAACTCAAAGGACAGATTAAACTAATTGAAGAACAAAAGTCCAAGTTGAATGAAGACAAGTTCTATGTTGATGTTGCAAGAAATCTTCTACAGGATACTGGTATTAAGACAAAGATTGTAAAACAGTATCTACCAATTATGAACAAGTTGGTAAACACATATCTTAGTTCTATGGATTTCTACGTTCAGTTCAATTTGGATGAAAACTTCCAAGAGACAATCAAGTCACGCTTTCGTGATGAATTCTCATATGCATCATTCTCTGAGGGTGAGAAGATGCGTATCGACCTTGCATTACTGTTTACATGGCGTGCAATTGCAAAGATGAAGAACTCTACCAACACCAATCTACTAATCCTTGATGAAATCTTTGATTCTTCTTTAGATGGATCTGGTACAGATGACTTCCTTAAAATCCTAGATACGTTCTCAGACCAGAACGTGTTCGTTATCTCTCACAAACAAGATATGCTATTTGACAAGTTTAGAAGTGTTGTGCAATTCAAGAAAGAGAAAAATTTCTCACATTTAGTTACATAAATGTCTTGACATTTGTTCTCATAACAGGTATACTGTATAGGTAATGATGAGAAACCAACCACAGCAATATGAAAAAAAGTCAAAAAAGTTTCAAAAACCTCTTGACTTTGTTATGAAAACAACGTATACTGTATAGGTAAGATTGAAAAAACCACTCTAGGAGAGATATATAATGGCACATGAACTTGAAATGATTGACGGAAAAGCGCAAATGGCGTATGTTGGGGAACTTCCTTGGCATGGACTAGGTAAACAAGTACCAGCAGACTTGACACCAGACCAATTTATGGTAACTGCTGGACTAGATTGGGAAGTTGAGAAACAACCACTGATGACACCAAACGGTGTTAAAGTCCCAAACAAGGAAGCACTTGTACGGACTTCTGACAACTCTATCCTAGACGTTGTTGGTACTGGTTGGAATCCTGTACAGAACTCAGAAGCGTTTGAGTTTTTCCATGACTATGTTATGGCGGGCGATATGGAGATGCATACCGCTGGTTCACTAAAGGATGGACAAATGGTTTGGGCACTTGCAAAGTGTAAAGAATCCTTTGAACTATTCAATGGTGATGTGACTGATAACTACTTCTTGTTCTCAAATCCACATCAGTTTGGTAAGGCGATTAACATTCGCATGACACCAATTCGTGTAGTTTGTAACAATACTCTCACACTGTCTCTTTCACAGAATGCAGATAAGATGGTAACGGTAAATCACCGTAAGGCATTTGACCCTGCTGAGGTTAGAGAACACATGGGTATTGCTCGTGAAAAGATGGAACAGTACAAAACAATGGCACAGTTCCTTGGTTCTAAAAAGGCAACCGGCGAGAATGTTATTCAATACTTCAATGAAGTATTCGGTGCGCCTGCAAAAGAGAAAGTAGAAGGTGTTCTGCCCTTTACTTCTCGCAACTCAAAACTTGCTTTTGAGAATTTGAATGTACAACCTGGCGCTGAGTTTGCTCAGGGTACATGGTGGACTGCATTCAACTCTGTCACCAACATGACAGACCACCTTCAAGGTCGTTCTAATGACGGACGTTTACAGTCTGCATGGTATGGACGTAACCGTAAGGTGAAACTAAATGCCTTGGATAAGGCGCTGGAATATGCCGAGGCGGCATAAACCAGAAAAAAAGATTGGCGGGGGGTTGAAAAATCTCCTGCCAATTCTTATATATAGTAGTGATATGCCGATAATCGGGTATCACAATTTATCTTGCTTAAATTAAAGGAGAAAAAAATGGTAAATTACGCATCACTTGATCCATCAAGGATCAACACTTACTCTATCGGTTTCGATAGAATGTTCGATAGTCTGACCTCAGCGTCAAGCTTTACACAACAAACCAACTATCCCCCATACAACATTATCAAGAAGTCTGATACTGAATTTCTTATTGAAGTAGCAGTTGCTGGATTTTCTAAAAAAGATGTTGAAGTTCGTATGTCTGAAAATAGATTGAACATTAGTTCGATTGATTTGAAAACATCTGAAACGGATGATAAAGAATACCTACACAAAGGAATTTCTGCTCGTTCATTTAAGCGTGCATTCACGCTTTCGGATGATGTTGTTGTGAAAGAAGCGAACATGAAGAATGGCATTTTGTCTATTGCAATGGAACGAGTTATCCCAGAGGATAAGAAACCTCGTACTATTGAAATTAAATAATGTTATAAAAGTGATGGGTGCCTCTTGACAGAGGCACCTTTTTGTGATATAGTTAGTAATAACTAAAATATAGGATGTGAATGTGAAAAAAATCGACTACAAGTATTCGGAAGACCGTCTTCTAAACGAACTCAAAGAGTACATAGACAAAACCTATGACGCTCACTATTCCCACAACAAGTTTCAAGCCACCGAATTCATTATGGATTCTGGACATGGCGAAGGTTTTTGTATCGGCAATATACTCAAGTATAGTCAACGATACGGAAAAAAAGATGGCAAGAACAGAAATGACTTGCTAAAGGTGATCCATTATGGTATAATGGCTCTACATAATCACGATACAATGGAGAAATAAATTATGATGCAATTAAGCGGCGACACGAGAGATGTTCTCAAGAACTTCTCAACCATTAACCAAAACCTTCTGGTGAAGTCTGGTAATACTATTAATACAATGTCTGCAATGAAAAACATTGTTGCAAAGGCAACTATTCCAGATACATTCAATGATGAGTTTGCAATCTATGACTTGAACGAATTCTTGTCTGCACTTTCATTATTCAAGAGTCCAACATTGGACTTTGCAGATAAGTCTGTAAAACTGAATGAAGAGGGTGGTGGTAGTTCTTTGAATTACTTCTTTAGTGACCCTTCTGTGGTGACTACACCAAAGACAGAGATTACAATGCCTTCTGTGGATGTAGAGTTTACTTTCACACAAGATACATTTAATCAAATTCAAAAAGCATCTGCTGTACTTGGTGTTCCTGATGTAGTGCTAAAGGGTACTGCTGGTGGTGATATTAATCTGACTGTAACTGATCGTAAGAATGAAACTTCAAACGATTTTGCAATCAAGGTTGGTGAGAATGCACCTAGTGATTTCACATACTATTTCAAAGTTGAAAATCTAAAACTTCTCTCTGGTGATTACAAGGTTGAAGTATCTTCAAAAGGGATTTCGCATTTTAACAATGTTGCAAAACCAATTGAATACTTTATTGCTCTAGAAGCATCCTAAACCAGAGGAAATATATTATGAATGATGTGATGTTATGGGTGGAGAAATACCGCCCTAGTACAATCAGTGAGTGTGTTCTTACTGATGATTTGAAGAAGACTTTCCAACAGTTTGTAGATGATGGACACATTCCTAATCTACTATTGTCTGGTGGAGCTGGTGTCGGTAAGACAACTGTTGCAAAAGCAATGCTTGACGAAATCGGTGCTACATATATGTTAATCAACGGTTCAGAAGAATCGGGTATTGATGTACTGCGAAACAAGATTAAGAACTTTGCAAGTACTGTCTCTATGGATGGTAATCGTAAGTTTGTAATTCTTGATGAGGCAGACTATCTTAATCCACAATCTACACAACCAGCGTTGCGTGGGTTTATTGAGGAGTTCCACAAGAACTGTGGATTCATTCTTACCTGTAACTTTAAGAACAGGATTATCGAACCTTTGCATAGTAGATGTTCGGGTGTTGTATTCAACATTCCAAACTCTAGTAAACCAAAACTTGCTGGTGAATTTTACAAACGTGTACAGGATATTCTCCTTGCAGAGAATGTTCAGTACCAACCAAAAGTTGTACAAGAACTGGTAATGAAACACTTCCCAGACTGGCGTAGAGTTTTGAATGAACTGCAAAGGTATTCTGCTTCTGGAATGATTGACACTGGAATACTTGTCAATATCTCAGAATCAAATATGAAGGAGTTGACTACACATCTCAAGGCAAAAGACTTCAAGTCTATTCGTTCTTGGGTTGCAAACAATCTAGACAACGACCCTTCACAACTGTATCGTAAAATTTATGATACATTGTATGATAGTGTTCAACCACAAACAATACCACACATGGTTATGGCGGTTGCTGACTATCAATACAAATCAGCATTTGTTGCAGATCAAGAAATAAACATGCAAGCGTTTATGATTGAGATTATGTCACAGGTGCAGTTCAAATGAGTATCTTGAAACTTTGGCAATACGCACTAGGTTCATACTCAGATGAGAAAACTGAACCCTATGATAAACCCATGCTTGTTATTAGAACATTGTGGGTATCACTTCATATTATAACTTGCGTTATGATTATTCTAGGCAACTCTAAACTGATGGGGTGGTGGTAATGTCATATGAACTTAAACACTACCTAAACTCTATCAATCACACAAAAGAAAATCTGATGGATTCAGATGATCCTATGTGGGAGAAGAAGTATCCAGCATATGTTGTAAACAGATGTTTGGGTGCATTCAATGATACCATTATGTTCGTTAATGAGTTGAACATGCGTCACCACCTTGACGCAAAGCTTCAATATGACTTTTTACTAAATACTATTAGATCAAAAAAGCGATTTGCGCCTTGGGTAAAGGCAGAAAAGTTGGAAGATTTAGAGTATGTTAAAGAGTATTATGGCTATAGTAATGAAAAGGCAAAGGTCGCTCTTTCCGTACTTAATAATGAACAGATAACGACTATCAAAGATAGTTTGAATAAAGGTGGAAGAAATGGAAGAAATTGAATGGCGTCCAGATAAGATGCTAGAAGTAAAACTAAAAGAACCTGATGACTTCTTAAAGGTTCGTGAGACACTATCAAGAATAGGTGTCGCATCTCGTAAAGAGAGAAAACTATACCAATCATGTCATATCCTACATAAACAAGGTAGGTATTACATTGTGCATTTTAAGGAACTGTTTGCCCTTGATGGTAAGGAAACAAACATAACTGAGAATGATATATCTCGTAGGAACTCAATATCAGTTCTTTTGAGTGATTGGGGGTTGATTGAAGTAATCGGTGATACTGAACCGAAAGCACCGTTATCCCAAATCAAAGTAATTTCCTTTAAGGAGAAGAACGAGTGGGATTTAGAGACTAAATACAATATCGGTAAAAAACGAGAACTATAAAATGAAAGGCGAAACAATGAACAATGATATTCTGGATGCTGTCAAGCAACACGCACAAGCTCAGATTGCAATGCACCAAGTAAACATTATGGTGTATATGAAGAATCCTGCTGGTATCGGTGAACACTCTGA